AGCATTAACCAGTGGATAAGCGCTTAAAGAAAAAGCTGGAATATAACCAAGACTTGTCCATGCTGTGCTACCAGTACCAACCTTCCATTTTAAAGTATCCGACTCAATGCCAATCTCACCTGCTAGCAGTGTCGGGTTTGCACTTGTCCAGTTAGCAGCGGTATCACGCCGCTGCTGCATTAAAGCGGTTTGCGTAATGCTCATGATGCTTCACCAGCGTAAATAAGATAATCGCGGGCAGGAGCTGCCGCTGCGGCACCTGCTACCAGTATATAAGTTCGCACAGGGCTTGCACTAGCTAAACCGGCTGCATAAATTAAATCGCCATTTTGTGCTGGTACTGATTCAAGCTGCACCTCAACTGTAAACCGGTCGCATGTTACATCCGTAATAACTGGTTGCGATACATAACGCCAAAAATAATTGCCATTTAAATCTACTGGCGGGGTAACATACCCGCTCCATACTGTAGACGATACATTGAAAATATCATAGGTGCCATGACTATCAAAATAATGCGCTTTAATTGCATTTACATCCGCCTCTAATACATATTCAAATGTTAAAGTTAAAGTTTTGCCAATCGATAATGCACCACGTCTGAAGCCAGCGCCTGTACCGCCAATGCTTTGCTGATATATTTGCGGATAGTTGCCTGGGCTAAATATCCTGGTGGTTGGGGTTAATGCAGGGAAGTTTGCCATTGTTATAACACCACGCTAACAAGCTGTACGTTTACGTTATAGCGTAATGGTGAGGCGGTATCAACTGCTATGGTGCTGGCATATCGCCAATTATAATCTACAGCACTGATTGGCACTGACGCATAACCGGCCCATACTGCGGCTGGCAAATCAAATGGCACTAATGTACCTTCTTGCGTTTCATAATGCGTATAAATTAACTGCAAGTCAGTTTCAGTAATATTAGAATACCCAAGCGTTAATATTTGGTTTATACGTTTTGAACCTTGCAAAAATCTTAGATTGATGCCGCTAACGGCAACATGCACAACCTGCGGATAATTACCTAAATCCAATGACCTAAGGTTTGGCGTTAATGCAGGGAAGGTTGCCATCAGATAACCTCAAATGAACCGTTTAATATTTCATCACTTATAACGCTAACATCATTTACATCAAGCGGGAAGTGTTCAGCGGTGATTGATGTTATACCAAAGGTTTCATGCTTGATATCAGTTACTTGGTAGTGGTCTATTTCGGTGCGGTTATTGCCGTGACTGTTAACCCGTTGGCGTTGTACTTTAATAATATCAGTTGGTTTTAATGCAGTGGTTAGCAATGGCGTTTGCAATGATATGCTATGCGTTGAATATTTACGCCTTGCCAATTCGTATTTACCATACATCGTAGCATGACCAGCGCTAGTGCAAAAATCAGTCATATCGTATTGAACAATTGGTGCATCGCTAACAGTTGCAGTGTATCTAATGCTAGTAGTTCTTTGGATGCCAATAATAAGCGGGTCTGCTTCACGCCATAGTAATGATACCCTAACATTTCGCCGTTCATCTAAATTAAAATACACCTTGCTGTAACTACCAGGTAATATGTTATCTTCATCAAATACAATAACAGGTGTTATTGCCGTTGTCTTAATTGCATAGCTGCCATTTAGAGGCAGCAGTGGCTCTAATCGGTATTGGCCGCCACTAGAAATAAATGATAAAAAGAAAAACGGTGCAGTGCTAGATATATAGTCAATTACGTTCACAGATTGCTCTAACATCCCATTAAAATGCAACCCATACTCATCAGCAAATGCTGCTAAATCTTGCATATTGGTTACATCAATCGGCATTGCAATATCAAATGTTGCACTGCCATTAGCGCGTTTTAGCTGCGTAAATAATAGCATTGCAAAATCTACAAATTGATTGCTTGGCCCTACAACATATTGACCTGAAACCAAACCGCCACTATAAAGGTCTACATTAACGCCTTCATCATAATATAATGAAATTTGTCTTGTTGTTGTTGGATAACTGCCATTATCTGGCGGGTCGTAAATATCACCATTAATTTGCAAAAATGTAATATCTGCAAAGTTTGTATAATCTGCTGTGCTAGGTGGATCTGAAGGGTCATCGTATTTGCTTAAAAATACCTCAGTTTGCACACCTTCAAGTGTGCCAGTGCTTGCTGGTAATGCTGGATTATATTGATTAACAAGTACGATATTTTCCCAAACCAATGTAATTGGTCCAGTTGAACCTACGTTTGTCCATATTGTAGGATTTGGTGGATCAAATGCGCCTCCGCCAGGGAATGCTCGTGTCACTCCAACAGCATAAGGCGTGTTTGTTGTATAATTTAAATTCCAATATCTAAATGTAGTGGCGGGGCTGGTAATCCCTGCGTTTGCAAGCCATGCTGCGGTAATATCTGTACCTACTGCGCTATCGTAAACTGTTACATCGGCAAAAGTAGTTTTAAGAACTGAGTTTGTGACATTGCCAGTACCTCTGGTAATGTCAACTTCTTCTAAATAGAATGTAGAAAAATCTGGTTGCCGCTCGGTATAAGTACCAACTTTTACAATTGGTTCTACATATGAATATGTATTTAAATCGCAGAATATTTTGCCGCCAGCCGCAATAGGGCATGTATTGGTTGCTGCCGCTAATGTTGCTACTGTTTCGTAGTAATGCGTTAAAGTAATTGTTTGGTCTGTTAAAAATTTAATATTTCTATTGCCAACCCATGAATATTGTTTAGCTGGACTGCTCGCCATTTCGCCTTGGCTAATTACATAAAGAAAACAACCAACAAAAAGATCAGAGCCTGTCTTAATCATTGGCGGTTGTATCCATGTCCCACCTGCGCCGTTAACACGCTTGCAAAATACAATTGCTACCGTATCACCAGCAGTAGCAACAGTTTGCTCTTTACTGATATCAGGTTGTGGCTTTTTGCTTTTTGTTGGTAAGTTATCACTTGCAACCGCAGATTCACCAACAGGTGATTTCTTTTGCGCTCTTGCTGCTAATACTCTTTCATTATGTTGCCTTGCTAAATTATTAAACTGGTGCGCCTTCATGTTATTGACGGCTAATTGCATTACTTGATTTCGCCCTTGCCTCGCTGCGTAAAATATATCTGCGGCAGATTCAAATACTGGTTTAAGTTCTACAGTTGTATCTTCTTTAAAAGCTGCATCTCCTGGTGCTAATGCCCGTGAATACATGGCTAATTCTCCTTTTTATATTTAAAAATTGCAGCAGCCATCAGTTGAAAGTCAACAACAAAAGTACCGCTTTGGGTTGATATTACCTTAGTGCTACCTTTTAACAGCTCACCATCTGGCGTTTCATATATTGGTATGTCGTCTATAAGTTTAAATACTACGCCATTACGTGTTGTGCCATCAGCACAGGTAACACTTAAATCAAGGCCAAGTGGTATCATGCTCATGACCCTATCTGCCGCAGCAACATGTCTGCTGTTATCTTACGTGTTGGCACCTGTGATTTTAGCTTATTTATTGCTGGGTTCACTGTCCATTGCACTGTTTCATCCGTAAGGCTAGCACCAACAATACTACCAATAAAGCGATTTATTAATTGGGCGCTTGCACCATTAAACAAATCAAAACCAACATCCTGGATATAAAGTGATGCAATGATTAAATTATCAGTACTCATTGCTTCTTCAGTTGTATCTACAATACCTTGTCTACCGCCGATTGATACATTTAAATCATTTACTGATGCTGCTTGCGTCAAGCCAAAACCGCTTACATCAAATGGCAGATAAATGTATTCGCCACCAACATCAGGGTCAACGCTTAAAATTTGCGGTAATTGATAAAAGTTTTGCCATTGTTTTGTTGGAATGCGCAGCCCGCTTATAGGGTCAACTGCGGTATCCCTATCGGTGTAATATTCCATAAAGCTCATAATATCATAATCTGCCATTAGCTTAACCCCATCTGGTTGCGCATATTCATATCACCTTGGATTATGTTTAATGTTTGCCTTACGCCTGTTTGTACGGCACGACCTAGATCTTGCATCGTAACGTAATTAGTGCCATTCATTTGCATTACCGGTCCAGTCTGAATGCTTATCTGTGGCTTAATGGTGGTTGCAGTATTGCGGCCTTGTAATGTCCTGGATGACCCTACAACACCGCCATTAGCAAATGCAGGTATCACCGCTCCGCCGCGAGCGCCACTCATGTAATTAGCGCTTGCAGCAGCCATCTTAGATTCAGGAATTATATACTCGCGCTCACCGCCTTCACCCACCATCGCAAGTGTAGGCCCATTTACTACACCGCCTTTAGCAAGTCCAAGATAATCTTTATGTTTACGATAGTCTGCTTCCATATTAAGACTGCTATTAAATGGATGGGTGTTGCCTTCCATATTAAGACTGTTACTGCCGTAGTCTCCTGGAGTTTTTGCCATCTCCGCAAATTTATCTTGCACCAAGAAAGGACTATTTTCGTTTTCTCTTGTATTAGTATTAGTTGTAGTCGTTGTAGTTCTAGCGCCACCACCACCACCGCCCTTAGGCATACTATTTAATCTCGCCTGGGCATTAGCAGCATTATTTATTGCATTAGCAGCACTTATTGCACTTTTCTCTAAATTTATATACCCATTAGCTGCTGCATTTGCTGCACTACTAATTTGTTGTGTGCTTGAAGCAAGATTCTTTGCATGAGTTACAGAATTACCTAATTTATCTGATAGACTTTGTGCTTGTTGTTGTGAAAGGCCAATCTCTTTAGATACTAATTTTTGCTCAAATGCAATTTGTGCTGTTAATACTTTTGACTTATATTGAGTTTCAGCCGTAATCCTTTTATATTCATTTACCTGCTGTTCAGCGAGTCCTGTTTCTTTTGTTGCTTTAATAACTTCATTTTGAGCAGCAAGAGCTTTTTCTAACTGGGCTCGTTTCTCATTTGCTGCACTAATATCTTTTGCTTTTAATATTTGTAATTCGCCTTCAGCTTGGATTTCTTTATATTTAAGTTCTGCTAATTTCCCTTGCAACTCTATCTTGCGTTCGCCTAAGGTAATGGCTTCTAACGCTTGATTGTATTCAATCTTTGCAGCATTAACTTGTTCTTCAAATATCAACCTAGCAAGTTCTAATCTTCTTTCTGCTGTAGTAGCTAATTCATATTGGCGATTTAGCTGTTGCAGCGAAAGATCACTTAATGCTTTTTCTGCTTCATATCTAGCTGCCGTAACTGTTGCGCCACGGTCAAGGCTGGCAATTTGCGCTTGAATAGCAAGCTGACCTTTTGTTGCCTCTAATGCCGCTTGCCTAAACCCATCAGCAAGAAACTTTGTTTTATCGGCAGTTTCTTGAACTTTGCTTGGCAAAGGTGCGACATTATTAGTAATATTTTTAAACTCATCACCTGCCTTTTTAGCTTCTAACTGTTGTTTTTTAAGTTCTTCGTCAGTTCCTGCTAGAACGCCATTTAGCGCAGTATAAGCAACACCAGCGGCAATCGCAGCACCCGCCACAAGTGCCAAACCTTTAGGCCCAGTCAGAGCCATAAGGAAAGCCTGTGTTGCTGCAACAGCCTTTGATATAACTTGCCAAGCTTGATAGGCTTTTACAACAGCAAGTATTCCAATTGCTAGCGGCCCAACGCTTGTTGCTAAATTTAAAAATGCTTTTGCAACCGCTGATATAGATTCTTTATTGTTTGTAAACCAGTTTCCAACAACAGTAATAGTTGCTGAAAATCTTTCAACCAGTGCAGTAACTGATGGCCCAAATGCTTCTGCAATTTTTTCTTGTAAATTTTTAAACGCAGTGTTTAATTTTTCAGCAGCAGTTATTCCAGGCGCTTGCGAATTTGCCAAGCTTTTCGCAGCTTCGAAAAGAATATTAGAAGTTAATTTTCCTTCTGCCCCTAGTCTTTTTAGGTCGGCTGCTGTTGCGTTGCTAGTTAAGCCTAATTTGTCTGTTTCGCGTCCGACAGCTTGCGCAAAAGCAGGCATATTTTCTAAAACAGAACGCAGTTCATCGCCTGATAATGCACCAGAGGAGAATGCTTGCTTAAGTTGCATTATGCCAGCTTGCGCTTCTTGGGCTCCTCCTCCTGAAAGTTTTGCCGCTTTATTTAAACCAACAAATAAAACTTCTAATTGTTGTGCACTTAAGCCAGTACCTCTTAATGACCCGTAAAGTTGTGCATAACTGTCACGCGCGTCGATAGCACTAATT